ACGGCCCGTCACGTCCCACGCCGGGCGCTGACCAGCAGAAACGCTAACCCGCACGACAAAGGGCCCCGCGGTTGCGGGACCCCGGAGGAGAGAGGAGGGGAGATGCGATCAGTCGTCGGACTCGGCCGGCTTGCGGCGGCGGATGATGCGTGGCTTCGGCTTGGGCATCTCGATGCCGTGCGCCTTGCAGTAGGCGCGGACGCGCGAGTGGACGTGACGGCGGATGTCGTCGGTGCGGGTTGTGCCGGCTTCAGCGCACGCGGCGTCGTACAGCTCCCACATCTCGTCGTCGATGCGGACCATACGGCCCGGCGTTCCTCTCGTCACCATGTCGACAGCGTAGCTGACTCTCTCCTGCCTACACACCCCGCCGAGGCGGAACCGGTCCAGATTCGTGTTGCTCATGTATTGCTTGTGCCTACACAGAACTTGCTAGTGTGTAGGCACGCCAACCGGTCGAAGGCAGGCCGGTTCGAGCCTCCATGAGGGCTGTCCCAAACCAGTCATGACCAGTACAGACACCCCTCCGAAAGAAGGAATTCGTGAGCCTCGACGCGCAGGACTGGGTGTGGGAGCACTCGGCCTCGAAGGGCACCGCCCGGCTGGTGCTCCTCGCGATCGCCGACAAGGCCTCCGGGACGGAGTGCGCGGCCTACGCCGGCACGACCTTGCTCGTGAAGCGGGCGAACGCGGCCCGGTCCTCCGTCGTGGTCGCCGTCGACAAGCTCATCGAGATCGGCGAGCTGGCGGTCATCAAAGGGCGCACCGGCCCCCGCGGTGAGACCTGGTACCGCCTTCCGAAGGCCGTGGGACACCGCCGCACAGGGGGTCCGGATTCCGGACCGGTCCGGATTCCGGACCCCTCCGAAAACCGGACCCCCACCGGTCCGGAATCCGGACCCCAGGGGTCTGAAAACCGGACCCCCACCGGTCCGGAATCCGGACCCCAGAACACAACTGAACGCAAGCCACCAGAGAGAACGCATCAACAACACCCCGGGCCCGGGCCGGCAGCCGACGAACAGCGCGACTACCGCTGGCCCGCCTTCGGCGAGTTCTGGGTCTGCTACCCGCGAAGCAAGCAGATCGAGAAGGCCAAGCAGGCCTGGTGCGACGCCCTCGACCGCGGCGCCGACCCCGACCTGATCATCAAGGCCGCCAAGGCCTACGCGCAGGACCGGCGAGGCGAGGACCCGCGCTACACGCCCTACCCGGCGACCTGGCTCAACAACGGCAGCTACGAGGACCAGCCCGACCCGGAAGCCGGCGGCTACCAGCCCTACCGCGATCCCACTGACGAGTCCGTCTACGACAAGGACCTCTGACATGCAGTACATCCCGCCGAACAACCTGCGAGGCCACGACCTCGCCCCGCTGCTTGCCGCCCGCGGCCTGACCCCGGACTGGCTGCAGGTCAACGACTTCGACCCGCACAGCCCGCAGAACGTCGCCCGCCACACCTACAGCGAGGTCGCCGCCCTGGTGCCGTTCCACTACCGGTCCGCGGCGCCCACACTGCCCGAGCTGCACGACTGGATCGACAGCCTGGTCGCCACGGCGAAGACCGCCCAGGCGGAACGCAACGCGCCGATGGCCACCGTGCTGCACGGCCCGTCGCTGCTCCTCCTCGGCCGCGTCGGCACCGGCAAGACCTACGAGTGCTACGGGGCGATGCGGCAGCTGGCCGTCACTGGTGTCCGCGCGCAGTGGCATGTGACGACGGCCGCCGACCTGTACGCGGCTCTGCGCCCCCGCCACGGCATCGATTCGGAGGCGGAGTTCCGTACCTACCGTGATGCGCCGCTGCTGCTGGTGGACGACCTTGGGGCGGGCGGGAAGCCGTCCGAGTTCACCGAGGAGGTCAACTTCCGGCTGATCAACTACCGGTACGAGCGGCGGATGCCGACCCTGTTCACGTCGAACGCTGACGCCGATCAGCTCCGGGACCGTCTCGGCGACCGCGTCACCAGCCGACTGCGGGAGATGTGCCAGCGCGTCGTCGTCAAGGGCACCGACCGCCGCCGAAGCGCCGCATGAGCGCCCCCGCTCCCGCCGAGTTCCTGTACGGCGTCGACAGCAGCGTGGCCGACGACTCCCGGTTCTGCGAGCCGCCCCGCGTCGTCCGGTTCCGGATCACGAAGAAGACCCCGAAGCGGATCTACTACGTGCGGCGTGAACGCGGGCCCGGCGACATCGAGATCGGCTACGTCAACCGCCAGCAGATCGAAGCGGACGGCGAGCTCTACAACCACGGAGCGGGCGGCTGGTGGGCCCCTGACTTCCACCTGTACCTGAACCCGCCCGAGCTCGAGCAGCCGGCCAAGCCGGACCTCGCCGCCCTGCGTGCCGAGATGGCCGCCGCCCACCCCGACCGCGGCGGCACCGACGTCGAGTTCATCGCCGCCCGCCAGCGCTACCAGAAGGCAAAGGAAGCCACCGCGTGACCACCGACACCGAGATGTGGGCGCCCGACGAGACCGTCGCCGCGCCCGCCCTCCCCGACCGGCCGCGAGACGTCGAAGCCGAACGCGTCCTCGTCGCCACCGCCATGCAGCAGCCGAACGTTGTCGACGAGCTCGGCGCCGAAGGCTTCGACCCGGCGGACATCACCACCGACGCCTACCGGTGGGCGTGGTGGGCCGTCGAGGAACTGCAAGGCCAGTTCCAGGCCGGCGAGCTTAAGCACCTTGTCGTCCACCGGCAGCTCGAAGCGTGGCACGCCGAGGGCCGCATGCCCGTCCGCCCGCCGTCCGCCGAGCAACTCCTCGACCTGTACGGCCAGGCCCACCCTGGTGCCGCCGCCTGGTACGCCAAGCGGATCACGAAGAAGGCTGTTGCCGCCCGCGTGGTCGCCCTGGGCTACGACGCCGTCCTCAAGGGCTCCTCACCGGCCTTTGACGAGGACATCGACGTCGCCGCGATCCAGGCCGACCTCGACGGCGTGGTCCGCGCGCCCGACGACGCCGACATGGCGCCGATCGGGGACCTGCTCCTCGACAGCCTCAAGCGGGCCACCACCCCGCCCACCAACGAGCAGCGCATCCCCACCGGCTTCATGGACCTGGATGCGCTCCTGTGCGGCGGGTGGGCACCCGGCCAGATGGTCGTCATCGGCGCGCGGCCGGCGATGGGCAAGTCGACGCTCGCGCAGGACTTCGCGCGCGGCGCCGCCATCAAGAACAAGATCCCCACCCTGTTCGAGTCGCTCGAGATGGGCAAGGACGAACTGTCCGACCGGATCCTGTGCGCCGAAGCCCGCATCCCGCTCCACCACCTGAAGCAGGGCATCGTCTCCGACGAGGACATGGCGCGCGCTGCCCGGTACGCCCCCGAGATCGCTGCCGCACCCCTGTGGATCAACGACGGGGCGCTGCTGTCGCTGCCGATCCTCCGCGGCCGGGTCCGCAACCTCGTCCGCACCCAGGGCCTCCGCCTGGTGATCGTCGACTACCTGCAGCTGATGCAGGCGCCGAAGGCGGAGTCGCGGCAGCAGGCCGTCGCGGAGATCTCCCGGAACCTGAAGCTGATCGCGAAGGACTTCGGGATCACCGTCGTCGTCCTTTGCCAGCTCAATCGCGGGCCGGAGCAGCGGCAGGAGAAGAAGCCGATGGTGTCCGACCTACGGGAGTCCGGGGCGATCGAGCAGGACGCCGACATCGTCATCCTCCTGCACCGCGAGGACGCCTACGAGAAGGAATCCCCTCGAGCCGGCGAGGCCGACCTGATCGTCGGCAAGCACCGCGGGGGACCCACCGCGACGATCACCGTCGCCGCGCAGCTCCACTACGCACGAATGATCGACATGGCGGAGGCATGACATGAACGACCCCACCCCCGAGGACATCGCAGCTATGCGCGACGACGGCAGCCTCATGGACTACCTCAAGTACCTCACCAGCCAGGCGCCCCGCCCGGACGCCAAGCCCGCCAAGCCGGCCCTCGCCGCGGTCCCGGACCCGGGCTACCGGATCGCGCACGTCGGCGGCTGGCCGCTCGGCACCGCCGCGTCCGG